TGAGCCAGCAATAGCCACCGACACGAATACGCTTAAAATTGGAGATGGAACAAAAACTTGGTCTGAGTTATCTCCCATTGGGACTGGAGGCTCTTCTGTTGAGCAAACTGCAAATCACTTTAGCTTGGGAGCTGGTCCATATGCTAATTGGCAGCCAAGCGAAGTTGCAGATGTTTTACGAGTAACAACCACCGCCGACGTTATTATTCATGGGCTAGATCAGTCACACGTTTCAAAGAAACAAATTACCATTAATAACTTTGGCACATTCACCATGACTCTTAAGCAAGACAGTGCTACAGCAACAGCAGAAAATAGATTCTATAACATGCCACAAGGAGATATAGTATTAAATAACGGCGATAGTGCTACTCTAACTTATGATAACGTATACTCAAGATGGCTTGTGTATGGCGTTGGTCAAGCGACAAAAATATTATCATTAACACAAGTTGAATACGACGCACTTTCTACATATGACCCAAATACATTATATATCGTAACATAAAATGAGACAACATTCTGTTTTTCAAATGCGCAGGGGAAATCTATCTGACTTTGAAGCTACCAATATGATTTTGGCTAGCGGAGAGCCATGCTATGCCATAGATGATACAAGGTTTGTCATTGGTGATGGTCAAACACCATTTACAGAACTAAGAAATCTGAGTTCTACATATGCAGACCACGTTCAGATTCATGTAAAAAACACATCTGGTGGACTATTGGAAAAAGGTACTCCAGTATATATCACAGGAACAGTCGGCGCTACAGAAACATTAGAGATATCAGCGGCTGATGCTTCTGATCCAACGACAATGCCATCTGTTGGTCTTCTAAAAACAGACTTAGACATTAACGCTCAAGGGTATGTTGTTGTTGGTGGTGGATTAAACCACATAGCAACAGATCCCATAGACGGAATAACTCCATCTGTTGGGTCTGTTCTATATGTAAAAAGTGGGGGTGGTCTTACAACAACAAGGCCGTCTGGAACATCAAGTCTAGTGCAAAATGTCGGCAAGGTTGGTAAGGTTAGCGGAGGCAACTCTGGCTCTATTATTGTATCTAGTATTATGAGGACAAATGATGTTCCCAACCATGTGACATGTGAGCGGATTACGATTGGCGATTACTCCTTACCTACTTCGGACGGATCTGCTAATCAATTGCTGCAAACGGATGGTGCTGGCCAATTAAGCTTTGTAAGTCAAAGATTTTCTTCAACTTTAATTGCTGTTGGGTCTGGCAGCTATAGCAACTGGACCCCCAACGTTGTTGCCGACTTTATATCCTTAACAACGACGGCGGCTCTAACATTAAACAGCGTAGACGCAACATACGGAAACGGTAAAATAGAAATTTATAACGTGGGAGCTAATGATATAACTTTAACCAACGATGTTGGAGGAAGCGAAAATAGCATTTTAACTACAACGGGATCTAACGTAACCATTGAGCCTCATGCTGGATTTAAGTTAGTATATGACAATACCGTAAGCAGATGGAGAGCTTACAAAACAACGTAAGGGTGCATAAATGGCAGACTACACAGACACAAGAATACAATTTCGAAGAGGAACAGCCAACAGTTGGTCTGCTTCCAATCCCGTATTGGGCAAAGGTGAGCCGGGATACGATACAACTAACGATATTTTAAAAATTGGAAACGGGGTTGACGCTTGGGCAGATCTAGATGGTATGTCTAGCGGCAGCGTTCAAACCGTAGAAGCCGACACTCTAGAAATTGCTGGTGGAACTTATAACAATTACTTGCCAAGCGTAAACACAGACACGATTAGAGTCACAAATACTGGTCCAGTTTTTATTACTGGCATAAACACTAGTTACGCCAGATCAGAGTTTATTCTAGTTAACGACGGACCATACAATATGTATCTAGATCACCAAAGCTTAAGTTCTGATGCTAATAACCGATTGTACTATCCAAGTGGGTCAAGATTGTTTGTGTACAATGGCGATAGCGTTAGATTTATTTATGACAAAAGCATTAATCGTTGGCTCATTACCGGCAGTGGGCAAGCAACCAGAGTGATAAACTTAACACAGACAGAGTACAACAATCTTTCAATCTATGATGCCAACACCATGTACATAATAACTGGACCATAGGGAGCTTACCATGCCGCCAATTTACTTAGGAGAAACACCTATCACAAAAATTTACAAGGGTGAAGCACAAATGCAGACAGTTGCTATTGGCGAAACCATTGTAAGCGTTTATACCACCACAACGTCAGCACCATAACTAGGAGTAAATAAATGGCTATTGTATCCACAACAGATGTAGTTACTAATCCCAACACGTCTCTAGAAGTCGCTAAAAACGCAACATGTGTTGTAACATGCACACCCACTGGATCTTTTCATACTATAGACGCAACGTATGAAACAAGCATGACTTACGCAGAATTAGAAACGCTGTTAACGTCAAGGTTTGATGACGTTGCTTACTACAACGCAGTAGATGGAGGAACTCCATGAAAAGATTTTTGGAACTTGTCTTTGTTAGCTTAATATCTATTACTTTAACCCTACACTTCGTCAACATAGCAGAAGATCGTATAGATGGGGGAAATGTCAACAGCTTTGGCTTTAGCGGTGAAGTTTTATTGTCAGAATTTAAAGAAAAAGTTTCAATAGCTTTCGGTGAAGCGGAAATCAAAATTTACAATATCAAGCCAACTCCAGACATAGTTGGCCCCCACGAAGATCCAAAAAAATGCATCTGCAAGGGAAGTGGAGTAATCATTCAAGGAGATGGGCATAAAACCGTCTGCCCTTATCACGGCAGCAAATTTGGAAAAGATATTATCATCAAACCACTAACCGTACTGGAGTAAACATGGACAACGAAAGCCTTTTTAGGATGGTGGCAATCATCTTAGCTGCTGGCATCCTAGCCACGAGTTGGGATTTTTCATGGTTGACACATAAATTAGGAAAGATTGGAGACATAAGAATGCCTTCGTGGGGAAAAAAGAAAGAAATTTCTTTTATTCAAGTTGTAGAATCTTGGCACACTCTTAAAAATCAATGCGAAACACTAAAATTAACAGAAGCGATTCATAAAATTGACGAGGTATTTCCTCTCCTAAACACGGAGGAGTAGCATGAACAAAAAAATACTAGCTTTATTACTTTTATTTTATTCAGTGTTTGGCAATGGATTGCTTGATCAAATTGATAATATTGTTATTCCGGTTATTGTTAAGCCGGAAACTAAAATATTAGATATAAGCACACCCACGGAAGAAATTAGAGATAGGGTTGCGATTTTTTCAGAATTAATTACCAACAAAGAAGATAGAGAAAAAATAGCAGTATTTAATTATGAGTTTTCTCAAAGAATAGTTGGTTATGAAACCACTTCTCAGCAGGTTAATGATGTATATGCTCTAGCTGGAAAAATTATTTTCGATAAAACTTTAGTAGGAAAATACGAAGGTCTTTCAGAAAATATCGTAAAGCTGATGGAAGAAATTTTAACTGACGAAAACCATTCGTTGAGTCAAGAAGAAAAAGAAATGCTTTCTCAATACTTTTCTGGTGTAGCTTGGGCTTTATTGCAGGAGAACTAAAATGTCACCAAAAGAAATAAGTGAAATTCTATTTAAAATTTTTAGCGATAAAGGGTTTAGCGTAAATGGATTTAAGATTAAATCAGAAAGCCCACTTATTGCAAACGTCCACAGTGAAGGCGACACAACAACTATAAGTTTTGGAACTAACTATCCAAGGGCAGAAATTACCCGCTTAATAACTCTGTACGCATATATTGAGCAATTAGTTTTCAGGAAGGATGGTGGAACTGTTAGGCTTAAGAATTTCCCAGACATTAGTTTTGGCTACGATAAATCCAGCGTATTGAATTTTCTTGATCACCTTACTTATGCTGGAGAATGTGAAATAGAAAAAGAAATTGAAGAAAAATATTCTGATGACACGAGAAGAAAAATTGCTAAAGACTGCTTGCAATATGCCACAGAGTGGGCTACAATAGTTAGTCAGTCTGGTGGATTTTGCAAGGCTGGACCAGCAAAAAAGAAAGAACTAAAACGTCAATGCTATGATTTTGTAGTAGAGAACGTCAGAAAAAACGCTAATGAGAAAAAATATGGGTCCGTAATATTGACATATCTCTTGGTATTCATTATAATACCAGCAGTTGCTAGATTCATTATTGTGAGATTGCTTGAAAAATATTTCTAAATAATTACCACTAACAGGAAAGATGGTGATCGATGTCAATAAAGTCATTGATGAACTATACGTTCGTATCTAAATATGCAAGATGGTGTCCAGAAAAGAAGAGAAGAGAAACGTGGAGCGAATCAGTTGATAGAGTTAAGCAAATGATGCTTGACAAATATGTAGACCCTCACCACGACAATTTTCTAGACGTTAAGGACGCAATATCTCAAGCATATGAGGATATGAGAAAGAAAAAGATTCTTGGTTCTCAAAGGGCTTTACAGTTTGGCGGCTCACCAGTTTTCAAGCACAACGCGAGAATCTATAATTGCATCGCGTCTTATACAGACAGGGTGCGCTTCTTCCAAGAGTGCATGTATTTATTATTGTGTGGATGTGGTACTGGATTTTCTGTTCAGAAGCATCATATAGACAAGCTACCAAAGATAGTTAAATCAAAAGAAGGGCAAAAGAAATTTATCATTGAAGATTCTATTGAGGGTTGGTCGGATGCGGTTGGGGTATTGGTGTCTAGTTATTTTAAGAAGTGCAACCTCTTTCCTGAGTACAACGGAAAGAATGTATCGTTTGATTACACGAAAATTAGACCGGCTGGAGCATATCTAAAATCAAGCGGCGGTAAAGCTCCCGGGCCAGAACCCCTTAAGAAAGCTCTGACAAGCATTAAGAAAGTCCTCGACAATATTATTAAAGATGGCCGCGATAAAATTAAACCAATTGAAGCGTATGATATTGTCATGTTTGGTGCTGACGCTGTAATTAGCGGTGGCGTTAGGCGTAGTGCTACAATTTGTTTATTTTCTGCCGATGACGAAGAAATGGCAAAAGCTAAAACTGGCTCATGGTTCATTGACAATCCACAAAGAGGACGATCAAATAACTCAGCATTATTATTACGAAATAAAACATCAAAGAAACAATTCAATGAATTAATGCAGTCTGTAAAAGAGTTTGGCGAACCCGGATTCGTATGGTCTGACTCTACAGAATTGATTGTAAACCCTTGCGTGGAAATTGGCATGTGGCCTGTAGATGAAACCACTGGAGAAAGCGGATGGCAAGCCTGCAATCTATCTACAATTAATTGCGCTAAGGTGAAAACTGTAGAAGATTTTTATGCTGCGTGTGAATCTGCCGCTATTATCGGAACGCTTCAGGCTGGATTTGCTGAATTCCCATATCTTGGCAAGGCTTCAGAAAATATTATTAGCCGTGAAGCACTGCTTGGCGTGTCAATGACAGGGATTATGGAACAGCATGAAATCTGCCTAGACCCGAAAGTTCAAAAGAAGGGTGCAGAAATAGTAAAGAAAACCAACGAAAGAATAGCCAAGCTTATCGGCATTAACAAAGCGGCACGTACCACTTGTGTTAAGCCAGAGGGTACATCTAGTTGTATTCTTGGAACATCTTCTGGGATTCACCCTCACCACGCCAAGAGATACATCCGTAGAGTCCAAGCAAATAAAATGGAACCGATATACCAGTATTTTAAAACTATCAATCCTAGAGCCTGTGAGGAGTCCGTATGGTCTAATAATGACTCGGATGACGTTGTAGCATTTTGCGTAGAAGTTCCAGACGGTTCTAAGATTAAAAATCAACTTGGAGCAATAGATCTTCTAGAATACGTAAAAAGCACACAGCAAAGCTGGGTTATGAGCGGAACAAACCCAGAACAGTGTACGCAAAAGTGGCTGACACATAATGTTTCTAATACTATTAATGTTAAGCCGGAAGAGTGGGATGCTGTTACAGATTTTATTTACGATAATCGTCAGTATTTCTGCGGCGTTTCACTACTTCCAATCGCTGGAGATAAAGATTATGCACAAGCTCCATTCACAACTGTGTATTTACCTAGTGAGCAGATACAACACTATGGAGACGCAGCCATGTTTGTGAGCGGTTTAATTGAAGTTGGCCTATCTCTTTACGAAGATAATTTATGGGCGGCTTGTGATAGTCTATTAGGTGTTGGTCAAAAGATTAAAGGCTCAGAGAAAAAAGAATATAGAGATAGATGTCAAAGATTTGCCGATAGATACATGAATGGAGACCTTAAACTTTTAACCTACTGCATGAAAGATGTCTACAATTGGAAAAATTGGTTAGACATGAACCGTGAATATAAAGAAGTAGACTATACGCAAGTTATCGAAGAGGAAAACAATGTAAAAGCAGAGCAAGAGTGGGCCTGTTCTGGAGGATCTTGCGAAATTCGCTAATAAGGAATTAATAAAAGGAGAGAATACATGATGAACTTTGTAGGATTTAAATATTTAACAGAAACTGCTCACGTTCCAACTAAATCTAATAGAACAGATGCTGGATTTGACTTGTATGCAGATGAAGACAAATTTATATTTGCAAATAAACGAACAACAATTAAGACTGGCATCAGTCTAGACATGACAAATAACTTGGCTGGATTAATTTGGCCAAGATCTGGACTGTCGGTAAAGAAAGGTATAGATGTATTAGCTGGCGTTATAGATGCTGGCTACAGAGGAGAGATCATGGTTTGTCTTTACAATACTTCTGATGAAGATGTAGAAATCAAACGTGGGGATAGAATCGCACAGATGATATTCCAAGAGGTTCCTGTCATATCTTTACAGTTAAGAGAAAAACTAGGTTCCTCACAACGAGGGAGTAACGGCTTTGGTAGCACAGGCAAATAACAACAATAGAAAAAAGCGTCAAGAGAAAAAGAAACCTAAGCAAAACCATTTGGAGGCCAAAACTGAAAATCAAAAGACATATATCAGGTCAATTGTAGAAAACGATGTAGTATTCTGCACTGGACCTTCTGGTAGCGGTAAATCTTTTATTCCCGCTGGGCTAGCAGCTCAGAAGTTATTAAAAGATGAGATTGAAACAGTTATAGTTACTCGTCCTTTAGTTTGTACTGGTAGAGACATTGGTTCTTTACCGGGAGAATTGAACGAAAAGATTAAACCATACCTACAGCCAATGGAAGAGAATTTAAAGTATTTCCTTGGTAGAGATAAGTTTGGATATTATTATAATCAACGTAGAATTAGATTTGAGCCACTAGAAACCATGCGTGGTTCTACATTTCATGATTCATTTATGATTTTAGATGAAGCTCAGAACTGCACAAACGAACAAATAAAAATGTTCATAACAAGAATGGGAAATAATTCTAAAGTTATTATTAATGGTGATAATAAGCAAACAGATATCTACAAATATAGTGGATTGGACTTTTGCTTGGAAAGATTATCTGATGTTCCGGGTGTTGGGATCTGCAAACTGGAGTATCATGATATACAGAGAAACGGTATTATTGGATCCATACTTTATGCATTGGAGTCATAATGTTATACGATTACGAATGTTCTAAATGTAAACATTTTATGGAGGATGTATACCAGTCCATTAAAGATGACGCTCTTACAGAGTGTCCAAAATGCAAAAAACAATCTTTAGAAAGAATAGTCACTGGTGGAATATATGGACATGTGTACCAAGAACCAACTACAATAGGGCAACAGGCAGATAAAAACTGGAGAAATAAGGGGCATTACGAAAGATCGAACGCGATGGCTAAAGAAGATCAAGCGGCTAGAGAAAAAAGAGAAAAAAGAAAGATGATAAACAGGATGAATAAAGATCATCAGTATCATTACATTATGACGGGAGAAAAAAAATAATGGAACAAAATTTCAACAAAAAGGGACAGCCAGCCAAAGGCGAAGACAAAGTTTTTGCTTATCTAAATAATGGATCTCAACAAATTGTGGCAAAAGTTTTGACATACAATAATTTACTATATGATCCGCTCGGAGCAGATTCTAATAGAGAAAATAATTTAGATACAAAATTAAGACAAGTTGATACAAAAGTGTTTGGCTCTTATGTTAAGTACTTGCAAACAAACAACAAGCTTTTTTTCACACACGCCCAGAGGTTATTTAACAATGGCTAAAAAAGGACCAATAGGAAAAGTAGAAAAATTTTATATTGAGAGTAAAATTAACGAAAAAACTATTCAAGAAATTGCAATAGATTTAGACAGAAGCATATCTTCGGTTGAAAAGTTTATGAAAAAACATAAAATTGAACCACAGCCAAAGACTGCTCGTGTTTCGGAACAGTTTGCTAGATCTAGTGGAACTGTGGCCATGACAGAGAATGCGTCTTCTATGTCTGAACAAACAAGAAAAGCAGTAAATAATTTAGATAGGTCTTGCACGACGAAAATAAAATGACATACATATTTGAAGAAGAAGGTTGGAAAAAAGCTTATCAAAAACATTCAAACAGAAAAATTATATGGATCTATATAAAATTTTCTAATGACTCAACGGTATTCTTAGACGAATACGAAGACTGGCTAACCGTTGATGAGTATTGCAAGAAAAACACTTTAACAATAAAAGAGGTTGGCTTGCAATACAGAACCAATAGGGTTACTGAAAATACTTCTGATTGGAGTGGTATATATTTAGTTAGATCAATCAAAGCAGACTTTGGATTAAAACCAAAGCATTGTTATACCGTTGGTAAAGTAATTGATGATAAAATTGAAAAATCTACATGGATTGTGCCTGAACTAACACTTGCGTTTAACTCAGTTGACACAATAGCTGAGTCGTTTGAAAAAGCTATAATTAATAATGAAAAAAAACAAACCAAAGCTATTTAATAAAGAATATCAAAAGCGCTGGTCTGAAAAGCATAAATACACACATATACATACTGGCGAACACTGCACGTTTGAAGCTTATGTTGCAGAATTGTTGGTTATAAGGTGGACGGATGCTTTTAAGATGGACAAGCCGTCTTATAAGTTTTGGACCGTGGGTGATAAATATCACGAGGTTTTTATGCGAAACATGAAAGCCGCGCACTCCCTAAAGAAAAAGTTTGCAGAAAGAATCATTTTGCAAGCGATAAAATCTGATTATTTTGCAAACATATACCACATAGGATTAAAGGCATATGGACCAAGGGGGTGGAAGTATAATCAGGTTGCATTAGAAGCCATTAGAAAGTACAATAAGGAGGAAGAAGAGTCTATTAAGCTTAGAGAGAAAACCAAAGAGGTAGAAATTGTAGAAGAAAAAAAGGAATTTAAACAAAGAAGAAAAGTTACAGCAAGTAAAAACCAAAGCATCATAAATAAATTGAGGAACATATGAGTAAGCTAAAGAAAAAATCATCAAGCAAGTTTGATAGCGACGTTGTTAGCAATTCAATCGTTAGTAAGTATGGAGATGTTGTTAGGAGTGGCACAGAAGTCCTTGAATCTATAAATAGTCTTCAAGTTATTGGAGTGTCACCTGCCCTAGACATTGCCTTGGGTGGCGGTTTACGGGAGGGTAGTGTTGTGGTAATGACTGGAGATCCTAAATCCGGTAAAACCACAACCGCCCTTCATTTTGCTTCAAAATGCCAAGCTCTTGGAAAGCGTGTGATTTATGTTAACACGGAGGGTAGATTATCACGACAGAATTTCGACGGCATCAAAGGCTTAAAAGCAGACAAGATATTAATTATAGAATCAACAGATGATAAAATATTATCAGCACAAGATTTTCTAAACATTATTGAATACTATATCAATAACGATCCCGGATGCTTAATAATTGCTGACTCATTATCCAACATGGTTCCCCAAGATGAACTTGATGGAGAAATAAGAACAGGAGTTCGCAATGCGTTGCCACGTTTGCTGTCTATGTTCTTCAAGCGAATCAGCGGTACGCTTATGAAGAATAAAACCATACTGACATGTATTACGCACAACATTGCCAATACCGGTGGATCACCATATTCTCCATCCAAAATGGCTGATTGCGGAAACATGCTACAATATCAAGCTGGAACTAACATGGTTATTACGCACCGTGGAAGATGGCAAGTGCCAAAAGATAGCGGCCCGCACGTTGGGCAAATTGCCAACTGGGCAATAAAAACATCTTGCGCTGGCGGTCTTCCAAACAGCACAGCCGAAAGTTGGATACGTTATGGAATTGGTATTGACGAAACACAGGAAGTTGTACAGATTGCCTGCGAGTTTAGACTAATTAAGACTGCTGGAGCTTGGTATACAATTCAGTGCGCATTGGATGACGTTCAACACCCAACTATTCAAAAACTTCTTAAGGATAATAACGTTGGAGATAAAGAAGAAGATATCGAGAGATTTTTTAAATTTCAGGGTGCTAATAATACTCTTGAGTTTTTAAATGAAAATCCTGATATATCATCATTCATTTACGACAAGATTAAGGAATTATTTTAATGGCTCAAGTAGAACTAACAAAAACGGAAGCTTGGAGAATACTAGACGCTATTCGGGTATATAAGAAAGACTACGAATTAACTGAGTATGCAAAGAGGACTATTCGTAACGCAGAAAAGAAATTAAAGAAGGTGGTCAATGAGTAATGACATGTGGCCTAAGATTATTGGGCTATTGACTGTTTGGGTAATTCTATTTATTTATTTGTACAGGCCAGAAAATGAAAGTTAAGGGTTTAAATGGCAGAGAGTACGCTTGGGATTTAAGAAATTATTCCGTGGACGCGAACGACACAAGAAGGCGGTCAAAGTACCACGTTCGCGCAAGAAAACTCTTGAAGACTATCTTCCATAGTTATAGAATACTTGAAGAAGTTAAGCTACCGGGAAGTACACCAAGACACAGAAAGGGAGTTTTATATTTAGATTTTTATGTGCCACAAATAATGCTTGCTATAGAAGTTCACGGTCAACAACATTATGAATTCACGCCATTTTTCCATAAGACGAAAGCAGATTTTGTGTTGGCAAAAGCCAAGGATGAAGATAAAATAGAGTGGTGCAAGTTGAACAAAATTGACTTGATTGAGTTGAAGCATTCGGACACAGACGAGCAATGGAGAGAACAAATTGAAAACAGCTAAAGAAACCGTTGAAAATTTCCTTGAAAAGCTAGATCAATTTACAAATGAAACAAACACAAAGTTTGCCACATTTCGTGAAGAATTTCTATTAGCTGCCGACATGGAGATGGAGCAAGTTAAAAAGCTTAATCAAGAAGAGCTTTTTGATTATGCCTATGCTCTATATGGTTATGCCTCATATATTCAGGATCAAATCAATAGACAAAAAGTTGTATTTAATTTATGCAATGACCAATTACAAAAAATGGTAGCTAAATACAACGACAAGTTTAACCCATATACTAAGCACGAAATAAGAATGCAAATGATAGTTGTTGACAATGAATATGCCGCATCTATTGATAATTACAAACAAGTCGCAGAAGCGAGGATACAAGAGCTAGATGGCAAAGTGTACGAATTAAAACGAAAAGGTGATATACTAATGGAAAAGGGGAAAAGGTTATGAACTTACGGAATTTCGTAGATGGCTTAACGATAGAAGAAAGAGCAGAGCTGCTTGATATACTAACAGAAAATTCAACATCTTGGACAACTATGCCTCCACACTTAAAGGAAATGATGCAAGACGATCAAGAAGAAATAAAAGTCAACAGCGATTTTAAGGTAATAAAGCAAAATAATATTTCTAAGAAACGCAAAGAAGCAGTGAGAGCCAATAAAAATACTTGGAAGGACACTGGAGAAGACAGGCACATCGAAACTCCAGATGCTAGTATTACTCCTCGCAATAGATCTAAGCCTAAAAAAACAACTGTTACATGCCACAAGTGTGGGCAAAAAAGCAAGATAAATGCAGGGCTTGTTTATGGCGAGTTTTACAGATGCGACAAGTGCATAGGATAACAGCTAAGTGAACTCAAATAAATTATTAGATGTTGGTTCGGAAAGGGCTGTATTGGCAGGATTAATGCAATACGGAGTAGACGTATATGTTCGCATATCCGATCTCGTTACCTCAGATAGCTTTGTTAATACAAACAATCAAGCTATATACAAGTGCTTGGAAGATATTATACTAGAAGAAAAATCTGTAGATATAGCTTCGTTATTAGCTTCCGCAGAAAAGCTTAATTTAATTGAAACAATTAGCACAAAACAAGAAATTAAATACATCAAATCTCTTTTTGACTTCCCTGTTAATCAGGATAACATAATTAAGTTTGCTGCACAATTAAAGAAATTTGAGTTTGCAAGGAAAATAAAAAAGCTATCATTAAAAGTACATAAAGACATAGATAAAATTGATGGCTCTGAAACAATAGATGAAATTATTGGAGTACTTGAAAATCCAGTAACCGATTTCTTGAGAGAAGATAGCGGTAGCGAAAATCCAGAAAAAATAGGTGAAGGCGTAGAAGATTATGTACAATTTTTATCAGAAAATAAATGCGATATCATTGGTATACCCACGGGATTCTCTAGATATGACGAAGCCATTGGGGGTGGTCTTAGACGAAAATGCGTTGACCTTGTATCTGCAAGACCCAAAGTTGGTAAATCAGTGTTCGCTGAT